TTCATGTCCTTGTTTAACGCATATCGCGCCATGTCTATACTGTGATTGTTTTTGTCCGGGTACTCTGCCTTGAAGTTACCTTCTGCATCTCTTTCGTATTCATATCCTAAAAACTCCTTTAATGTTTCCGGACAGTCGTCAGGGTCAATTATTATTTCCTCTAAATCCTGCAGAAACTTAATTCCATAATCTATACTATCAGGACCCTTCTTAGCTCCAACTACCCTTATTCCGGTCTGCTTTAAATCATTTATACTCTTCGGTTCAGCAGAATCACATATTACCAATTGATTTAGTTTGTTTTCTTTCTTTATATGTTCAGCTGCTTTTGCGTTGCTTAGTCCTACTTTCCTGTATTCGTGGAATATATAAAGCTTTCTTCTTGTGCTGTCAAAATGCATAACACCATAGTGAAACGGATCCACAGCAAAACCCCAGTCAACACCTCTTCTGATTTTATCGAAGTTCTTTCTTTCCTCTTTCGTGATGACTCTAGCTGTAATATTAGTAAATATTTCTCCACCTGTGCCGGTTACTTCTCCCATATATTCATGATTGTATTTCTCCGGTTTAGTATTCTTGAGATGCTCGGCTTCCGCTATGAACATTTCACCTAACCAAGTTCTTGGAACGGTTAAATATGTACTGTGATGTACAAGTTTCTCTGATCTCGTCTCTATTACTTCTTTATTGACCCAGTTTTGCTGACTTGCCGGCGAGATAC